TGAAGTTCCTGCGGACGGACGCCGCCGCCAATCCGGGGCTGATCGCCTTCGGGAACGTGGTGGCCTATGGGGGTCAGGAGTTCCGCATTATGACCGTGACCGACCGCACCCCCTCCGCCTGGGTCATTGTCAAAGTCCAGACCAAGGTTCAGTAATGGCCTATGTGGTCACAGTCGCCAAGGGCGTCAAAGTGGACTACAGCCAGTTCGCCAAGCATCTGGCCATGTACGCCTTGGTGATGCGTAAGAGCATTGCTGAAATCGTGAAGCAGCAGGCTGGCCTATTTGCCAAGGATATGTGCGACTTCACCCCCCCGTTCTCGGGTGCGGAGCCTGCAATCAGCAAAGGCGGCGAAGGTGGCTTCGGAAGCAAGGCCAAGAAGAAAGGTCAGAACGCAGTCAGCCGTGACGTCCGTAAGATTTTCGCGCCGCTGGAGCAAGCTCCCGCCGCAGGGGTGGCCGCTGCCGGCAACCTTGGCGTCTTTTCCGCCTGGATTGGTGCCAAGGCTAAACTCCCCCCTCCCCACTACCCGGATTACGTCTTCAAGATGCTTGATAAGGGTCGTATCATTGGACAGGGCGAGTTTGAATATTTCAAGCAAGTTGAAGCCCGTAAGGGTACCCCAAAGACACGATTCTTCATGGGAACAACCGAAGGCCGTATTAAAACCGAGCATGAACGCCGGCGCGGCAAGAAGTCCTACAAGGTGACCGAGACTTCTGAGAAGGTCTACGTCGACAATTGGAAGCCAGTTGATGCCTACATCAAGCGAGTCCAGCAGCGCGTCGGCAAACTCAAGTCTGGCTGGTATTACGCTGGCCTTAAACTACGTCCTATGCCGACTTCAGCATGGATCAGCCGGCAGGGTTCAAGCACCTCAATTTATCAGCCGAGGCTGACTGGCCCAGACCCCATCATCAAGCTCGGCTCGACCGTAGGCCGTAACTACAGCCAAGGCTACCATTTCATGCGAAAGGCCATGAACCACCGTGCGTTCGCCATGCGTGTCGTTATGCTCAAGCATTTGCAAGCCCCGCGCAACCACGGTAAACTCATCGATGTCATCAACCGTCTGCAAGGCGGCTTCACCCTTACCAACACACCCTGATGTCCAACCCTCCCTTCTTCAGTTTCCGTACCGTCCTTGAAAACAGGGTGGCCGGCTACCTTGAGCCGCTGTTCCCAGGCGTCGCCGTCCATAAGGGCGTGACCGACGAAATCCGGGTCATCCCGATCATCATCGCCCATGCCGAGTCCAGCAGCAACATCGAAGACCTCGGCTCCCAGACCCTCGGCAACTACAAGGCGACCCTGAAACTCTACATCTACTCGTCCGCCGACGACGAGACGCTGGAAACCCACCGCGCTAGGGTCGTGGAGGTCATCGGAGCCATGCGCGACGTGCCGGCCTTGCAAGCCCTCTGGAACCCCTCCACGGACGGCCAGTTGTACGACCTGTGGATTGAGAACGACGAGGAAGGCATGAGCCAGCGACGCTACGGCAACGTGCTGGAATACACCGTCTGGGGCGTCATGCCCCCCTCCCCTTGACACTTGGCTAAACCCATACGACTATGGCAATCGATTACGGCGTAGCACACTTTTACGGACTCTATGGCACGGTCACCTATGCGACCCTCCAGTCCGACTCTCTCTCCCAGAGCTTCAAGATTGACGTCGAAGTCATGGACGAAGAAGGCCGTGTCATCACCGACCGCCTGGACGATCTCTTTCAGGAAATCACCCTTGAGGGTGTCCTCAAGGACGGAACGACCCCGGAAATCGGCACTCAGTTCACCTACCTCGGTATTCAATGGATTCTGAAGTCCCTTGAAGACAAGGGTACGAACAAGGACTTCCGCAAGGTCACCGTAAAGGGCGTTAAGTACTCGCAGATCGCCTAATAGGGCGGCATCCACGATGGATGCTCGATACCTACAGGCTACGACCGTCCTGCCCCACCAAAACAAGGTGTGCGGCAGGACGCTTCGCCCTTTCTGCCTGCGTCACCGAATCGCGCTGGAGGCCATTGAGTCTCCGTTTCTCGACCCGGAAAAGTACCAATTTAACCCGGTGCAGGTCGTCATGGCGGCGCGGATTCTGTCGACCTACGACAAGGAGGAGATGGCCCGTCCTCTGTCCTTTATCGAAAAACTATACATCGCCCGGATGGCGATCAGCAAGAAGTACTACTCGCGCTGCGTGGGTACGATTCTCGGCTGCATCAAGGTATCTCTGTCCTACCCTAAGTTCTGGAAAAAGGAGGAGAAGGAGGGCGTTAAGAAGTATGAAGCAATCCCCTTCCCCCTGTCCTGCGTTTCTAACCTTTGCCGTAATGGAGTCAGCCTGGAGGAGGCATGGACGATGCCGGAAGGCGAGGCCGTCTGGATGTCCGTAGCCAGCGCAATCTACAACGGATCAAAGCTGGAAATCCTATCCACCGAGGAAGAAAAAGATTTAGAGAATTTCGACGCCCGTATTGAAGCCTACAAAAAGGCAAACAACCTACCCTGACACCGATGGCCGACCTATCTGTAACAATCGGACTAGACCAGAGCGAACTGGAGAAAGGTCTTGCCAACGCCGGCAAGACGCTGGGTGGACTTGCTGGTTCTGTTAACGCTGGAAAGAATCCCTTCCAGGCGACGGCTGATAAAATGAGTACTGGAATGGGAATCGGCACGATGATTGCCGGCCCTATCGGAGGAGTCATCGGTGCTTTCTTTGATGCCTTTGGTGGAATGCTTTCTGCCGCGCTGGCAAAAGTTAAAGAGATTGCAGACTATGCGAAATCTATTCGCCTGGCTTCCATCTCCACCGGCCTATCAATTGATCAAGTCAGAGGTCTTGAGGCTATGGGTCAGGTGTTCGGAGTAAGCCTACAAACCATGACACGTTCGGTCGTAGAGTTCACGCGCCGCATGGGCGAGGCTCGCATCAAAGGCGGCGAGTTGACCAACATCCTCGCAAAAATGGGTATTGGCATGGACGAGGTGGCCAACGGGACATTTAATCATCAGAAGGCGATGATGACGTTGGCCGACGCCTACGCCGCTGGTACGGACGAAGCCACGCTGCTTTACTACGGTACGAAGATGTTCGGCGATTCTTTCAAAGACCTTCTACCCATCATCAAGGCCGGATCAAGGGCAGTTGCGGATGCAGCTCGTACTTACTATAATGCAGGAAAGGAAGAAACATCGGCAGCAGGACGTCTTGCGGATATGTTGGCCAATGTTGGTCGTTCTATTACCAATATGCTAATCGATCTTGTTGGAGGTTTTCATTCAATCATGGAAGACCTTGCTCAAGCATTGAATAATTTTACGGACTTAGGATTCTGGAATCCATTTGAAACATTTGAAGACAAGATTAAACGGCAAATTCGTAATTCTCCAACGGGGATGACGAATGAAGAACTTCGTGAAAGAATCTTAAAATTTTACCCAGAAAAAGAGCGCGAAAAAGCAGCAAAAGAAATCGACAAGCAGCTCAAAGGTAACGGAAAAGTCCTGACCCCCTTCGGTATGTCCGAAGCCGGCGCGGCTTCCCAGATGCAGCAGATGGGCGGCGGCGACATCTTCGGAGCCGTGGCCTTCACACCTCTTGAACGGATCGCAACGGCCACCGAGGCCACCGCCGAACACACCAGGCCGAAGGACACCCCTCCGCCGCGCACCCCTGACGAACTTTCACGATAATGTCTTCCACTACTGTCATCCCTTACGGTAACAACCTTCTCGACCCGAAACCGCAGCCCGGGTGGCAGATTGAGGCGGACGGATTCGGCCTACTTCAAGCACAAATCAAGTTCAAGTGGGACGTCTCTCAAATGGGCAACTTCACTACGAAGTTCGCCAAAGGCACCACTCTCGGAAGCCTGGTTTCTACCGCTCCGGCAAACCTTCAGCAGATGAAAATCTGGAAGGCAAACATGGTCTATGAGAAGGCCAATGTCCTGACCGTCACCGCCGACTTCTGCGGTATCGACCCAAACGTAAACAGCGGCACGAAGACGATCACGCAAGTCGTGATGTCTGGTGCTACGGCTTCCGAGCCAATTGAACACCACCCCAACTTCCTTGTCGTCAACAGCCCCACCGGCCTGCCTCCGATGAGCAACGTGCTTGCCGGATGGCCTCCCGCAGGAGGATGGGAAGAGGATATCACCAAAAACCCCAACCGCGCCCTCTGGACGCCCAAGGTGGTAAACGGTGGTGCCTTGCAGGGTCAGCAGTTCGTAGGATTCCTTCCAAATCAAAAAATCGAGGAATACAACGCCGGCAACATCAATATCAAGGCCGGCATCAAGAACTACTACAAGCCTTCTAACACGCTGCGCTGTTTGTTCTATGTGAACAACGAGCAGACCGCCGTAGGTTTTGCTTCCTATGTCGGATGGAATACCAACGGTAACCTTTATCAGTTGCCAGATTCCTACAAGGGACTTGCCACGGGTCAGTATGGCGGTGCTTTTATCTACACGGCACTTTATCTTTCCAAGATTAACCGAGGATTCCTTATCACCTCCTGCTCGGTCGAACAGTTCGGCGGCATCTGGAAGGTGACGGCTGACCTTATGCTTTCCGGCATCTCCGGCTGGGACCCTGACATCTACCCGCAGATCACCGGCTTCTGATGCGTTCCATCTCTGGATTCAACAGCGGTTCGCTTGACGGCTCTTTCGCCGCAGGACAGCCCATCTCCGCCTCCGCGCTGAACAAGCTCGCCGGCTCGGTGGACAAGTCCCGACCGATGATGTCCAACGATATCCAGTTCCTTTCAGGTACTGGCGGTACGGCGATGGGAACACCCCAACAAGTCTACCAGCAGGACGGTAGCGGCGCGGCGGCTACGCTCTACCAGCAGTTCCAGTTGGAGGTCGCCAGCATCGAGGTCACGCCTGGCGTGTTCGTCCAGAAACTCAAGCTCGCCAAGGGGACGACCAACTTCACCCAGAGCAATATGCCACGGGTCAGACTCGGTGGCCATTCCGACCAGCGCCAAGCATGGATTTTCAAGACCGCAGTCCTTGGTAGCGGAATCTCCGTCACCCAAGGAACAAGTAATTCGACCATCTGGATGGAGGCTAATGGATACTACAATATCACCTCCCCAGGCACCTACTACGTCACGATCAGCAAGTTCGACATCAACCAGTCGAACGACGACACCGACTCCGCGCTGTTGAACGCCGAGGTGCCTTTCGTGTCCATCTTCAAGTCTGGAGATTCCATCGAGAATACCATCTTCTCTGAGACCGGCCCTTCGGAGTACGTCAACAAGATGAACGTGCAGAAGATGGTCGGTTACGACGCCATGTCGACCGGCTTGTCTGGCGACTGGGGAAACTGCCACACGACTTGGTTCAACCCGGTCAAGTGGGGCTACTCGGTGAAACTCATCGGTATCGTGACGGCCTCGACCGTCGTCGGCAGCGACGCCGTCGCGCTGACCATCGATCAGCACATCGTCGGCCCTATCGACCTTCAGATTCCTTGCTTGTTCAATGGAACTACCCTTTGCAATCAGGACGATCTGAACGAGTCGAACGACCCGTACAACCTGAACAAGAATACGACGCCTAAGGCATGGGCTGATATCGTCAATTCCAATGACCTTAACGCTTTCGAGGAGATTACGCCGGTCACGGACGAATGGTTCCAAGAATTCATCGGCCCCGCTGACTGGACTTCCTTGAACTACTCCTACCTCATCCCGGCGAGCTGCGCGGCTCAGGACGACAACGCTTGCGAGCATCCTTTCCAGTTCCACCCGTTCGTCGTACCAAGCGAGGCCGGCGACCTCTACCGTGCCGACGTCTGCGCGGGCATGGTCAACAACCTCGTACCGTTCGACGAACCTGCCTCTGGTACGCTCCTTCCGGCGACCATCGACTTCCT